GTGAGTTTTTTCGGGGGTTTCGGTGGTAATACGGTTGAAGGTATAAGCGATTGGTGGAGCCGGAATATAAATGATCCTTTAACAAATTTTACATCTATAACTGAAAACAAGACAACTAATTTTACAATTGGCTGGTCGAAAAGTTTTGGTAAAATTAAAAATTTTTTAGGATGGAAATCATCGTTTGTAATTGAAGAACCACTTCTGGAAACGATGTATGAGCTTGATAATTTCATATTCACATCTAATGACATAAATAAAGAATATCTTACACAGTTAATAATTTCTACAGAAGGGACACGAGTTTATGACGTTAGTTTTTATGATGTTAGTTTACTCCAGGATATTGTAAGAGATTATGATAAGATCATGGTATCTGGTCGTTTAATGAAAATGATTGATACGCTATCAGAAAATACGCAAGTAAATATATATTCTAATTCATATGATGCAGAGTTAACGTTTGCGAAGCCAACACCAGAAACCGATATATTATATCGACTCACGATAACTAAAAAATGAGGTGATCAATGAAAGTTATTTTGATGCGACGCGATAAAAGCGTAGAAATGCACAGAGCCAGGATAGGGAATATCATTATAAACGATTTTCTTTACACTTATGACGCTGATAGCGTTTTGCATTTAAAAAAAGGATTCGATAAAAGAGTAATTTTTTTTGTTGAAAATCGAAGCTCACCAGTGAATTTTTTTGATCTCGATAGCCTTGATGCTGAGGGGTCTCAAAAATTGCAGTTAATAGCACATGATTTAGCCAGAATAAGGGCGAGGGATGAATATAAAGAAATGAAAAGGACAGACAATACGGTCGTATGGGTTCTGGTGTTGGTGATCGGGATCATGGCAATTCTCCAAATTATAAATACGGTGGTATAAAAGTTCAAAGAGGTAAAATATGAAAAATGAAGAAATACAAAAAACAAAACAACAGGACGTTAAAAATGGAATGGGCTTTTGTATTGATTGTAAAAAATATGCCTTTTTAGTAACAGGTCGCTGTAATAGCTGTTGGTTTAAATATATAACGGATTATTGCCATAGCGAGGAGTTTAAAAAGAGAGGTGAAAAATGAGCATAGTAATAATGCAAGGGATAATAGCACGGATACGTGAATTGATAGAGTCGATACTTTCGATGTTGGGGATAGGTGTAGAACCAAAGATAATAACAAAGTATATAACTGAATACATACCTTATAGAGGTATGGATTACTATCTTTTCATGTCTCTGGCTGGGATTTTTGGACTGTGTTTAATCATTTCAATAATGAAATACAAAAATCTTATATCAGAAATAAATGACCATGCAGAAAAGCCTAAAAGGAGAGATAAGAAATGAATGAAGAAAAAAATGTTAAAATATTCTGCATTTGGGATAAATTTAATTATTTTTTAATGTTGTTTTTTCTCATAAGCTTAATAATTGCTGGGTTTTATCTGGCTATACATGCTCATAATATATTCGTTTTATTGGTTACCTATGCGACAGCTTATCTTTTAGCTTTAATGATTTGGGAACATGAGGTAAAATATGATTAATAAATTAGAAGGAGTTAAACACGTTGAATTATGTATAGTTAATTGGTGTGGTAAAATCTTAAAAAAAGAAATTTTTTCTACAACAGAATGGAAAGAATATATAAAAAAGAATAATTATAGTTTTAATCATTTTGAAAGATATATTATCGTTGATAGATTTGATTCAAAAGGAATGGAATACCAAACTCTTTTAGTCGAAGAAAAAATTTAAAGGTGAAAAGATGAAGTTGGAAGAATTATTTAAAGAGGTCGAAACAGAAGAAGAAAATAAAGAATTATCTGAAATTCTTAACCGTTTATACGATCTTGAAAATTTGGATTTTAATACAGAGTTAACAAGCTCTCAGGTTATGCTTTTTACAGAATTGGAAACTATCACACAAAACGATAAAAAATGGGGATGGGTGCATGATTTCATAAAGACATATGAAAGAAAGGTTATTTCACTCAATAGAAAAGGTCGGGAAGAAATTATAAGGTTGAGAAAAAATGACGATAATAACCATATACGGGAGTAAAGGGCAGGGAAAGAGTGCTATTGCTACATATATCGCATATATGACCTTAGAAAGCACAAAAAAAAGCCAGATCGTTGCAAATTACAAACTGAATTTTCCTTGTATTCCACTAAATTTTAGGCAGTTAGAAGCCTATCAAAATTCCCTTGTGATCTTTGATGAAGCTCACATATACGCAGATAACAGAACGTCCCAAAAGAAACTCAATAGGCTTATCTCTTATTTCGTTTATGAGATTAGACATCTCAATACCGATCTTATTTTGATCTCACAACAGGCGAGTATTGATAAGAGGCTCAGAAATGCCACAGATATTATCCTTTTACCTCATGCTTATGTATTTGATCCCGTAGTTCAAAGATATAGAGATAAGATAAATGATGATGAAAAAATAGATTTGATAGTCATGAACACAGTAGATATAGCTCATGATCGGAGAAAAAAATTATCTCTTGATCTTCATTCTCTATCTTATGACCTATTTACTCTTTTCGACTCTACGGCTCTTATACCGTTCTCCTCTTCATCTCTTGAGAATTTTCTTTAAACGTTGATTGCGTTTAACCCCCTTTCTTGATCAACACCCCTACACTAAACGTGTTAAAAAGTGCTTTACTCCGTGTAAAGGTGTTAAGTTAAAACATTTATATAATTAAGGTGTTAACTTAAACTATTTATATAGTTAAGGTGTTAAGTTAAACCATTTATATTGTTAAGCTAAGATGTTATCTTATCTTATATTATATTATTACCAAAGTGTTAATAACGTTAAGGTGTTAAGCTTCATGGGATTTTTACTACTCATAATTGTTATTTTTACGCCTGATCTGTAAAGGGTTGAGCTTAAAACTAAAACAAATGTTATATATATGACATAGAACATATAATATATTGAGGTGAAATAATGGATCAAAAAGCAGTAGAAGTAAGACGAAAGCGTAAAGGAATGGAAAAAATGATTTGTAAAGGAGTGAAAGAAAAAAAGACAAAAGAAAAGCTGGAGGCAATAATGAAAGCTATGAAACACTACATAGAGAAAAAGGAAGGCACAGAAGTGGGAGAAAAGCTAAACGAAATCTATCTCTTTAAGTGA